CCAGAGGTTTCTTCCATTCGCCAAAAACCCTGTATGTTAGATAGCTGTGGTAGTGCATTATATAGTGGATTTGTAAGTGCCATTATACCTCCTTAACCTCTACCATAGTTACAAGTATATCTGCGTCTGCGTCGTCAGAAGCATTGTCAGCGTCCCTGCCTATAAACAAAATAACTTCATCGCCAACTGCCAATGTCCAGGCTGATATTGTTTTACTTGCAACTCCCTTTTGCCCTGCTGTTCCGGGTACAGTATCGGCTGTAAAGGTTTCTGCACCACTTAAAGAACCGTCATAAGTCTCTCCCTCTGCTACTGCTAGATATTTTGCAAAAAAGACTACGTCATTGGTATTAACTGTTGTCTTGTAGTGGATATTTATAGTTATGTTTCCACCCTGATAGGTGGGAGGTACTATAAATCTCCAGAAAGCAGTCTCATCTGTAGCTTTATCATAAGCAAGTGTATAGGGTTCAAAGTTTGTCATTCCAGTCTGCTGTGCCTTTTCTGCACCATTAGACGAGGGTATCTCTGCACCTGCCGGGGATAGGTTTGCAAGTAAGGTATTTACACGGTCATCTACATATTTTTTAACTGATTGCTGACTTGCCCCTTTATCTTTACTATCAGTAGCCATGTTATCTTCATCTAATAGAAGCTCATCAGCACCGCCCGGGTAATGGTCTGAAGCATGCGCAGCTAAATCATCTAAAGCTAAGCCAGCTAAATTATCATCATCATAATATACCCACTTATATACTCCGCTTTTTAATTCGTATTTTAAATAAGGTTTTGCCATATTCTATCCTTTCCTATCAAAAATATACTTTTTCTAATGTAGTATCAACATCAACATTTATAGTATCATCATCTGTACCAACTTGTATTTCATTATTCCCTGCATTTAAGAAAATCCATTGTGCTGTACCATCGCCACCATCACCTAATCCTGCATAGCTAGCAACCCCGTTTAATTTTATGGTTTCATTTTTGCAGTCTATTTCAAGCTCATCTGATACTGCAAATGATTTTGATATATCAACACGATTGCCATCAATGCTATTATTTTCTATATAAACATGTTTTTGTATCTGGTTAAATGTAATAGTTATAACTGGATAAGCATAATGTTGTCCACCATTAGCAAGGATATAAGTATCATTATTATCTGTTATAGTCTGGCTATCGCTATCAGGTGTTACCGCATATCCAAAAGGGTCATCTGCAATAAAAGTTAATTTGAGTGGCACGAATTGCCCTCTCTTTTGTAATTCAACTTTTTTCTGAAATTCTACTGAATAATATCTATCGCTTTTATCGTTGAAAATTAATTGTACTGCATCATCGTGATATAAAAATGATGTAAAATCTTCTATCCTTGTTATTAATTGAGATTTTGAGTTAGCATGCAATATCCCCAAAATTGTAATATTTCTAGGCAAAAACTTTTTTAACATCTTCCTATATCCTTGATTTTTTGGTATATCAAGTTTTGTTATTTTTTGAGCAGGAATTAAATCATCAAAATATCTGCCTACTTCAAAGTATACATCAGAAAAATTAACCGCATTCAAGGACGCATCTAAATCTGTCATCTAATACCAACTCCTTTTGTACTTGTTTCCTGCATATCAGCCAATTCTTCTGCAATCCTCTGTACATCAGCTTCTTCTCTAACCACTAATTCGGATATATTGAATTCATTGATAATACTTGCACCTTGATTTCCCATAGATGTTACAGGTTGATTTGCCATATTCCATAACACATTTAGAGCCTGTTCTTTGTTCAAAATTAATTCAGGCGGATGTATTAAAACTGGTCTTGCACCACCACTATCAATATTTAATCCACTTTGAGCTTGTTCTAATCCACCAGAACGCTTACTCTCTATCCCTTCCCAACCTAATTTGCCTATATTTGAACTTACGGTTATGGTTACTGGAATATCTCTTGGTACCTTAGCTAATTCCTCATTTGTGTGCTCTACGCCTTCATCTACTCCAGAAGTATCAGCATCTATCTCTATAAGCTTATTTTCTGTAGCTTTGTCAATCTCAATTTCCATCTCATTAGCAAGTCTTATAATATCGGCAGAAGACAGGCCGAATTCAGTTGCCATTCTCCAAAATTCTTCTACTCCAATATCTCCTGTTTCTATATACTGGAATCCAAGTTCTACTGCTTTTCTACGTGCCTCTTCCTGCTGTTCTGTTGTAGCTTTAATTGATGTGGAAAGTTCAAAAGATGTTTTAATGGCTTCTATATTAGTGTCATCTAAATCGTTCTGTGCCTGCATGGCTTCTTTAGAGCCTTCCCCATGTTTTTTTATAGCTTCCGTCAGTGCTTTTTCAGCTTCTTCTACAGCCCAGCCAGCTTCTTGAAAATCATTGTAAGTCGTGATGTGTCCAAAAATATCATCTACAAGCTTATTAAAACTACTTCTTAAATCATCTATTGCTTCTTGTGAATCTCCAGCAGCTTCTTCTATATTCCTTAATCCTTCAGCATATTGTTCTGAACTTATCTTGCCATTGGTAAAAGCATCATTGAGTTCTTCAGCAGTCATCGTGTAAATATTCATACCCTCTGCTGCTTTTGCTATTGCAGCTTCAGCTTTATAATGTTCTTCTGTTAGCAAACCAGTAGCTTTAAGTACTTCCTTAGTAGTACCCATATAAGTTCCTTCAGTGTCAACTAGATATTGTACTGCTTTATCATAATCTTCTAAGCTAAGTGTGCCGTCTTCTTGCAAAAGTCTTAACTCATCTAAAATTCCAATTATGCCTTCATTAGCAAATCTCCATTCCATTATCGTATCAGTATTTTCAGCAATTCTATCTGTAAGTTCAGTTTCTTTATCAGTTAATTCTTCAGTAGCTTCGCCAGTGCCAAATAACCCTTCTATCATTGCCCCAAAACCAAGTTCAAATTTATCAAATTTCCATTTATCTGGTAAGAAAAGATTTGTAAGTTCTGTTGCTATTTCAGGAATACCGAGCAAAAGAATATTAATTATTTCTTGTATTCTTCTATTCCAGCCATCAACTGTTACTATATTTTTTTTAAATCCAAAAGTTATTGCATCTAATCTATTTGCTACTCCAAGCCCTGCCGCAGCTAAAGCAGTATATCCAGCTATAAGTGGAGTTATAGTAGCTATAGTAGTTTTCGTTGCTATAGATAAGCCCTTTACTGCTAATACTAATTTCCAAACTTTAGAAGTTACCCATGCAAGAGGCCCGACTACTGCTATAATCCCAGCCATCTTTATAACAGCATCTTGTGTACTATCGCTAAGCTCTCCCCACTCATCAGCCAAATTTCCTATAGCTTCAAACAATCTTGTAGCAAGTGGTAATAATTTAGTTCCAATTTCAATACCTGTAGCTTTTAGGGAAGATAATGCTAAATCAAATTGGAATTTTGTAGTTTCAGCCATAGTCGCGAACGCTGTTGAAGTAGCCCCTGCTGCATTTGCCTGATGCTCTAATTCTTCAGCAAAATTTTCCTCTTTGAGTAGTACCATTGCCCCTATTAGTGCTCTAATGTTAGGAAATATCTCAGCAATCTTCTCAGCGGTAAGTCCTGATTTTATTGCCAGCGTATCATACATTGCCGCATTTGATATTCCAGCTTCTCCTAAAACCATCATCTCATCAGTAGAAATATTTAGGGCAGTTGATATTTCCTCTAATGAACCTCCAAGCCCTTTCGTTGATAGTGTTACTGCTGACAAATCAACCCCTAATTCTGCTGCCGCTTCTTTTGCATCATCAGTTGGTTTTAGAAATGACATCATAGTCTGTTTCAAAGCTGTGGTTGCCATATCTGTATCAAGACCTGCTTTTGTCATTGCAGCTAAAGCTGCGCCTACTTCTTCAATAGATACATTTGCAGTTGCCGCAACTCCCGCTACCTTACCTATTGCAGGTGCTAACTCATCAAATGTAGTAACACCATATCTGATTGTGGTAAATAAGACATCAGAAACATATTCAGCTTCATCTGCCTCCATGCCATAAGCATTTAGCACTGTAGTAATACCTTTTACAGCGGTCGCAGTATCTGAAAGTCCTGCTGTCGCTGCCTTTGAAGCTACTGTCAAAACGTCTATAGCTTTCCCAGCATCTATACCAGCAGAAACAATATCATATAAACCCTTAGATAATACATCAGTTGATTGAGGGACTTTTTTTGATAAATCTAATACTTCTTTTTTCCAATCCCTACTATGAACCGTAGCATCATCCATTAAAGTAAAGACATTAGCCATCTGGGTTTCAAAATCCATAGCCATTTTAGTAGTAGCTACTCCGATTGCAGCGATAGGCAGAGATACCATCGTAGTCATGCGCTTACCAATAGCACCCAAATTAGTAGCTAATTTTGAAGCGCTTGTTTGAGCTCCCGCAATACCCTGCTTAAATTTTGTGCTATCCATTGCTAAAACTGCAACGAGTTCAGCAATTGTCGTCCTCATTTACCTTTTCCCTCCAAAAATATTCATGAGCCTTTCATAACTCCCCTTAGGTGGCAACTTCTTTTCTTCTTTTCTTACCTCTTTTTTATCTCTTTTTAATATTGTAAAATTATCTATACTATTCAATATTTCGTTCTTCCCCTTCTTTGTTAAAAATGAACCTAATGTAAAAATAGAAGCCTCAAATCTCGCAATTACTTCTTTTACTTCTATCTTAAATTTCTGCTCTCTCAACAATCTTCTATCTATAGTTTCTATAATCTGGCAAAACCTAAAATATGGTAACTCTTTAATCTGCTCATCTGCCCATCCGTATTCTTTTGATACTAAATCAAAATTATCCTGCCAATAAGTTGATACTACTTCTTCAAATTTTCTAATATCTTCTTTTTTGCTTCTGCTTCTTTTTCTGCTTTCTTTTGCATCATTTTTATCAATGGCTCGAATAGGCCTTGAGCTTTTTTTACTAATTCATCAATCCTTTTTTCTTCTTGCTTATAGATAACACTTAATACATCTAACAATTCTTCAGTCTTTAGGTTTTTCCTCAAATAATTATTATATTCATCCCTTAAAATCTTTAATTCTTTTTGAGGTAGACTTTCGTCATATTGTAGCTCCATAATCTGTGCTAAAAACTGATAGAATTTCCCGGGTACAACCGGTATAGCAGTTACAAACATTAATATCCATGCCTGCGGGTCTTTTAAGTCAACTCCCATAGTTTGTATATTTCCAAAGGTACTTGATATAACTCCCCAACCCATTATCATTTCTTTAACATTAATTCTTCTAATTTTTATATACCACTTATCCCCAATTTTATATAGCCCTCTATCATCAAGAATTACTTGATAATCATCGCTTACAACTTTTTTAGTTGCCTCTTTAATTTCTTCTGCTTCTTTTTTTACTTCTGTTTTAGATTCTTCCATTTTAATTTTCCTTTCGTTGTCATTTGCAATCATAAATTCACTTTATTTTAGCTTGTCGCTATTGATAAAATTCTTCCAACAGCTTTATTGGCCAGAGCACTACCAGTATGATCTGTACTGGAAAGTAATGCTTTACCGCCATAATTGATTTTTAAACCATCTTTATAGGCTGGCCCTGCAAAAGTTATCGGAGCAAATTTAACTTTGTAAAGAATAATATCTAAGTTTATTGTGTTACTATTGCTATCTCGCGAAGGTACTCTAATTCTCATAGGTTTTTCTGCAACATTGAAACTTGATTCTTCCCAGAGTTCAATATTATACTGGATTGAAGCTCCTGAACCAGAACTTGATAAACTAACTCCAGTTAAAAGCTCTATCAACTTGAAGCTAACATAACCTGACTGAACGCTTACAATTGCATAATTTACCCAGTCCCATATTGACATTATGGTATCATCGCCCTCATTTTCATAGCTACCTAGATTTACATCTAAGCTACCAGAATTAACACCGTAAATATCTCCGTAAGTTTCCTCATCTCCGCTTGTATCTAATATCGCCGCATGAGAAATACTAAAACCTTCTACATTTGTCGTTCTATCTGCCATTATTATCCACCTCCTTGCTTGGTATTATTTTTGTTTCCACAAATCCCAAAAGATTGAAATAATGGAAAACATCAACTTTTCTACCCATCTTTTTTGTGTACTCTTTACTACACTCTCTACATCTTACCTCAAAACAATTAGTTTCTTTATCTACTTTTACAACTTTCCCAAAAAGTCTAAAGCTATGTTCGGGACAGCGTAAATCTTTAACTTTTTTCATTGTCTATTTCCTCCATTTTCATTATAAACTTTTCAGCCATTTTCTCAAAACTATAAAAGCCAGCAATCTTAATAGCATTACTGCTTAATGTTACTAACTTTTGCCTATTCTGGTATAAGTCCAATAATGCTTTTATAATATCTTCTTTATTAACTTCTGCCCACTTACTGTCTTTTTGAACATCTGCCCATTTTTCTACAGGTACTAATTTATATGGGATTGTTTTACAATATTCGCTATTCGCCCATGCCTGATGACCTCCCCAATTATGTGTTAAGACTACTCCGCCGGTTGCTAAAAATTCTACTGCTGTCTGGTTAAATCCTTCCCCCCTGTTAGGACATATCATAACATGGCAATTATCATATAGATTTTTAACTTGTTCTTTTTCCCATACTCCTTCATAAATAAAAATATTTGGGTTAGCTTCTGATATTTTAGGATGTACTGTCCTCTGGCTATTTTTCAGATGAAATTCTATAGGCAATTTTTTAATTCTATCGTCTAACATCACATCAGTTAATATATCAATCCCTTTTCTATAGGTTAACGCACCATTCATACAAACTTTTAATTTAGTATCAAAAAAATCTCTTTTAACCGGAGCGTAAAATCTTGTATCTATTCCCAAAGGTACAATTTTTATTTTATTCTCATCAAAAACTTCTCCAAATGGTTCAACATTCATAGAGCAAGATACAAAAATATTACTATAATTCTTAAAATGTTTTTTCTTAAATTGTTTTGTTAGTCTTGTTTGCTCCCACATAGTATAAGCAATTTTCTTTTCAATAAATTCTAAGTTTTTTGGAATATCAAGTCTGTCAGGGGTATCCATATTAATATAATAATCTATGTATTGCCCTATTGGATATTTTCTCATTAGCAAGTTTAAAAATTCCTCTGGCATATCAAATCCTATAGATTTGCAAAGAGGATACACAGCAATATCCCTCTTCTGTAATTCTATAGCAAGATTTACAGCAGAATTTCCATATCCTGTTATAGTATCAAAATTGCTATGTAGAAATATTCTTTTCATGCTTTTACTTCACTCCTAAGTTTACTTATATTAACATTTGGTTTAGGAATTATTAATCCTGATTTTTCTTTCTTCATTTTTTTAATTTCTACTAAAATGTTTTCTAAAATAATTTGAACTTTTTTTAAATATTCTAATTCATATACATTCTTTTCCACTAAATTATTTTCTAATAGTATATCTTTTATAACTTTTATATTTGCGTCTACATTAATTAACGGAGTATTAAATCTCCCGCCTATCTTTACAATCTTTTCCTCTAACTTTTTTACCTTTTCTCTTTCGTAATCCATTTTTTCTTTTGTAATCATTGTTATCCTTTCGTCATTTTAATATATATTCAAATTCATAATTTACTACTATATACGGACAGCTTTGTTCTTCATCAAATTGTAGAAGTGGCTCTCCATTTCTAAATAATCCTAATACTAAAAAATCTGTTAAACTTTTTGTTTCTCTGCTTTTACGATTTAATACTTTGTCATCTATCGGATAATACATACTCCAGCACCTATCATCTCCATCGTCGGCAGTCTTCTTACCATCGCTTATTGTATTTGACGCATAATATTTTACTTCTAAAATTCCATTTTGCTGGCTTGACATTGGATTATTAGAAAATCCGGGAAGTACATCTATAACTAAAGCTCTCAAACCACTAAGCCCAAATATCTCATCGTTTATAGTTCTGCAGCTATACTTCCATATTCTCGTGCTGACTAAATCTGTAATCGTAGATTCTGTTAAAAGCCATATTCTTATATCATTAATAACTTCACTCATCCTCTAAGCACCCCCGATAATACTTTTACCATAGCTGGAACTGCCTGCTCTACTCCACGCAACATAAAATGAGAACCTATATATCCCGGATGATGAACTTCTTTAGCAAAGACCCATTCTCCTTGCTTCTTTGTCGTTGTTAGTTTTCCTCCTGAAGTTCTATACTGCAACGCTCCTCTTGAAATTCCTCCTGATGATACTTTTATTTTTTGCGCTACTGCTCCTTTTTGCCATGCTAACATTTTTGCTTTTACAGGTTTTATTACATGTGGTTTAGTTCCATTTTCTACATATATTGCGTAATTGACTGCTGTGCCGAATATGATACTATTTCTCCCCAAATTAAATATTCCATTTTTTGTAGGATTTCCAATACTTGCTCTTAATTCACCAGAAGTGCCTACATTACAATTTCTCTTACAAGAAGAAACTCCAACATGTCCTGCCTGTGCTAATACAATAGGAGTATTAGCATCTGCTTTTAGTGCTAACTCCTGTAGTGCTATATTTAGCTTTTGCTGGTCGCCTTTTTTAAGTTTTAGTGTAATTGTTCCCTCGCCAGCCATATTATCCCTTACCTCCCTTATACTCACATTCTATTGTTCTATGTTTAATACGTCCAAAACTTTCAGGTTCAATTATCTTTTCAATCTTATAATATTTGCTATCATAAACTACATGGGTTGCATCTGTTATATCGGTAGTAACATCTTTAATAACAAAATGCCGCACCTTATAAGTAATCCAATTTTTATTGTCAGTCAACTTATTCAAGACTTTGATAGACTGCCTTGCTCTTTCACTTTCAAGCGTGTTAACATACGCATATTGCTTATTCCCGTGAACGTCATCATCGCCTGTTGTCCTTGAACTTATATTAATACTGCAATTTGTTAATGCCTGCATGACTCCTCACAATTTAGTTATATTTGCCAAATTATATATATATGGGTCAAGCTTACTAGCCAGTTCGTAATCCAATATAGATGAGCCTGCTTCTGCTTTATTATACGAATACCCATCACCAGTTCTTTCACTTTTAAAAGGTGTCAGCCACTGCCGGATATCTAATCGTTTTAAAATTAACCTCTCTACTATTTCTTTACAAGCGTTTATAATATCTTCTGGTATCGCATCCCAGCCCCATGTTCCGGTTACTTGAATATTATTAGAACCCAGCATAAACATTTTTTTATCAGGGTCTAATCTATCTCTTACCCTATATCTTGCACCGTAACCATATACGGGATAATCTGCCTCTAAGTAAGAATAATTATTAGCATACTTTAAATTTACTAAACTCGTAAAATCATAAGTGCTATCAACAATTGCTGTAACTGCTGTGCATCGTGGATACAAATCTAACACATCACTATCATTTCCATTAAAATATTTAGTAGTACCCGCTTCTTCCGGATTATCAAATTCCTGCTTACAATGATTTTTTATAAATATTTTTGCGTCATCTATTTTGCCTTCTATTACACTATCGGAAGACGCAACTACTTCTGGGACATCTGCTGAATATGCTTTTATGCTTAAAACTGTAGGCCAACTCATATTTCCTCCTTACTCCATTTCCTTAAAAATTTTCTTTTACTCTCATTACATAAATATGCTAAATTATTTTTATTTATAGTTGCACTTTCATGATGATAGAGAATTGACTTAGGTTCATAAAATACTTTCCAACCAGATTTTCTTGCTCTCATGCAATAATCTATATCCTCATAAAAAAAACTAAACTGCTCATCTAAAAGTCCTATATCATCTATCATCTCTTTTCTTAAAAGTACGCATGCAAACGTAATAAAATTAATTTCTTTAGCAATGCTATATTCTATGCTATCATTTTCACCTCTACCATATAATATTGTGCTATTATTTTCAAATCCTATTCCAGCATGTTGAATTATGTTTGTATCAGGATATAAAAGTTTAGAACCACAAATCCCAATCTTTTTATCAGATTCCATTCTATCAATTAAGTGTAATAACCAATCTTTTTTAGGTTCTGTATCATCATTTAGCAAACAGATAAATTCTGAATTAGCTATTTTCATTATTTTATTTATACTCTTAGAAAAATTATCATCTGCATTACATGTATTTATAAATATATTAAATTGTTTGGTGGTCTGCTTTACTAAGTTATAGCAATTCTTAAATAATTTATTATCTTTATCGCTTGTAGGAATTATTATATCTATGTATTTTAAATAATTCATTTATTCTCCTTGTAACCAAATAATTTATATTCTTTTAATTTATCTTCGTGAATCTTTCCTACAAGTTTTCTTTGTCTAAGAAATTCCTTACTTTTATAATCCATACTACTTCCTTTAAGATGTATTCCATTTTTAACTTTCATAACATATATTTCATACCCTAAATGGAGATATTCTAAGAAAAAAGAAGTACCTACTGCCCCAAAATGAATATCTGCATTAATACCTAAATTTCTATAAATGCTTACAACGCTATCAACACGACATACTTTTATAAATTCTCCTTCACTATCAAAATATTTTATAGCATGTGGATAAGATTTTAATATATCTAATAAGCTGGTAATAATACTATTATGTGCAGTACCTTTCCAGCCCGCAAGTGATATCAATCCTGCCTTTTTATTTTGTTCTAAAAAATCTATAGCTCTCCCAATCCAATTACAATCATTAACTACAACATCATTATGCATTGTTAATATATATTTGGAATATGCAAGTGCATGACCTTGATTAGTTGCTGCCGCTTGCCCTATATTAGTTTTATTTTTTATAATTTTATCTACTTGCAAATCATTAAGATAATCTAAATCTTTACTTCCATTATCAATAAGGATTATACTATTTAGCTTATTATTTGCTTTTAGGCTTTTAATAGTTAGTGTAGTTTCTTTAGGCCTATTATAATTTACAATAATAGCATCACAATCTAAAATTATTTGCTTCTCCTTTTTCAAGATATATCCTCCCAGTCAGCTTGATTTGTTCTAAGTGAATAATTTACTGCTTCTTTTGCATGTATTTCAGTACTGCTAAAAACAGAAACGCTACAATCTTCCTGCTTTATCAGTAATGGTATTTCAGTACAGCCCAATATAATTCCTTCTGCTCCTTCTTTAACTAACTTTTCTATAATTTTTTTATATTTATTTCTTGAGTTATCAAGTAATTTACCTTGAATTATCTCATTGTAAATAACATTATTTATGAATATTCTATCTTCTTTATTTGGTATAATGACTTCTGCATTTATTTTCTTTTTAAAATAATCCTTTTCCATAGTATAGATTGTACCCAAGAGTCCTACTTTTTTTAAACCTACAATTCTTTTATTTATGCAATCTGCTATATGAAGTATAGGGACATTAATTTCATTTTCTATTATTCCTATCCCTTCGTGTCCGGTAACAGAACAAATTACTATAAATTCAGCTCCTGCCAATTCTATCTTTTTTGCTGTTTTGGCTATTATCTGTTCTGCTTCTATCCAGCGTTTATTTCTTTGTAGCTTTTCAAGCTCATAAAAATTGATACTATACATTACTATATCGGCAGAATTTAGGTCACCTAACTTATTCCCTACTTCTCTATTTATAATTTGGTAATATATATCAGATGATTCCCAACTCATGCCTCCGATAAGCCCTATCGTTTTCATTTATTTGCCTCCCAATATGCTATATTCCCTATTCTTTGCAGCCCTAATTCTTTAATAAATTTGTGAACAAATCTAAATTCCGGAGCAGCATCGTGAAATAATACTCGCCCGCATTTCTTAACAAGTTTAAAATCTTCCCTTACATTATCATTATGCTCTCCATCTATAAATGCAAAATAATCTACATTATCATCACAAAATTCTGGCTCGTGCAAATAATCAAATCTTCCAGCGATAGCTGTTACTACAGCAATTTTCTTTTTCTTTTTCTTATATCTCCGATTAATTAATTTATTACATAACCTATCTATCTTTTCAGCAATTACATTACTATCATATTTCTTTACAAACTTTTTACCTTCTTTGCCTATCTTATTTCTTAATCTAACAGACAATAGAAGTCTTTTAATCTCATTATAATAATCTTTTTCTACTGCTGGAACTCCTAAAGCCAATGCTTTCCTTGATTTATTACTTGATTTATATTTCTTCCAGTTGGTAAATTTAGGGTTTATAACTATATCACTTTCAAGTATAGATTCTATCGTAGCTTCATCACTCCACTCCCTAATTTCAAGCCCAAGATTTTTATATGGTTTAACTTTCCATATAATATCATTCTTATCTTTCATATCACTTGCCTGCTTCTTGTATCCTTGATCATACAAAGCCAATAATTTGAGATTAAATTCTTTACCTAATTTCTCTAAATCCTCTCTCGCTAAATCCAAAGAAGCTATATTTACCCTACATCCAAACCAGCATATAGTATATTGTTTTTTCTTTGTATGTTTTTTAGTTTTATTATGTTTTGATAAATCTATACTATCGGGGATTATTGCAATTTCTTTATCATTTCTATAATTCAAAAATGATTTTTTTAAATTCTTAGTTGGAAAAGTCATCAAACTTATGAATCTAAGTAGCTGGTCAAAAGCTTTTCTTTTCTTACCTGTCATGTCAAAATTTTCTGTATCCCAATGAGGATCGGTAGTGTCAAATATCAACTTAACGCCATTTTCATATAACCTTTTAGCAAGCATTATATCATCTGGTAACCATCTCGCTTGCAATATGACAACTTTACAATCTTTCAATTCTTCATAATTTTCGCTTACTACACAATCAAGATGTGGCGTTATATTTAATACTCTAAGTCTTGTCCCGGCAGCAATATTTTTTCTATTAATGCTCTGATGAGGCACAAATCCTATTTTTTTTATTTTAGGTTTGATAATCTCTTCCAAAGCTTCTGTAAAATGCCTAAACCTAAATTTCTTATTAACAATTTTAGCTGCCAACTTCCCTTTCTCTTTAGCTTCTTTTTGGTTTTCATAAACATATCTCATCTGTTTTCTAACTTCTTTTACATCTACATAAGCCCAATCTCCTACATCTCCATAGTTATCAGGGTATAATGCTTCTTCCAGCTTTTTAACTTTAATCGGATAACATATTTTATTATCAGCAAATTCTTTACATCCCATCCAATTAGTAACTATCGTAGGGAGTCCTGTACTCATCGCTTCTAATGGAGGCAATCCAAACCCTTCACCATGCGAAGGAAATACAAAACAATCAGCTTGTCTATACAACTCGTTTAACTTTTTATTGCTATATTTTTCTCTAATAAATTTTATTCTCTTATCTTTTAGTATTTTTTCTACCATAACCTCATGGATATTTAAGTGTAAACATTTAAGTATTAGTCGCACATCTTCATTTTTAAACTCTTGCTTAAATGCTTTTACTAGTTCATACCACCCTTTGCGATTATGGGTATCCACTGAACCCACAAATAAAAAAGTAAATGTTTTCCCTTCTGGCCTATTATAATATTTATAAGTGCTATCTACCCATAAAGGTATAACTTTAATAGGTATTTTTACTCCGCAATTCTTAAACACTTTTTTATTTTCCTTTGAAGGCACTATTAGCAAATCTAAAGTATTATTGCATATCTTAGGCCAGTCTTTAGGGATTTTAGTAGTTTCAAACATAGTAAAGCCAATACGCTTTTTAACATTTTCTAACTTTCTGAAACAGTTCGGGGTAGTTAATTGAATTACATAACTTTCATGAGGTACATCTTTTAAATCTAAATTATCTCTAAACTCATGTCCTTTTTGAACATATTTTATAGTACCTGAATATTTTTTTAGCAGTTTTTTAGCTATATTGCCATATCCAGTTGCTTCTTCTATCCAATCGATCAAAACAAATATTTCTGGTGTTATAGTTTTAGATTCAATTATTTCTGGTTTGATTATTTTAGATTCTATTATATTTGAATTGGCTACTGATTTTTCTATTTCCTCAAACTTAAATTTACCACTTCTGCTAAGTATATCCATAACCCCATCAGATACTATTTGTGATCTATTATCTCTAGCATCAAAAGAATACTTACCAAAACTAAAAGTCTTGCCCTTAATCAAAGTTGCTCTATATCTCAATTTCCACCTACCTTATCTTCTCAAATGAAAATAATCCAGTGTACTTCAAATATCTCGCAGTCTTTATATCTATAGGATTAGGACTATCTTTTATATACATTACATTATTGTAAGTATATGTCTTCTTCTTCTTCAAGATAGCCAACACCTTTTTGCTGTCTTTATTTTCCATCTTAAGCTCCTCTATATTAAGTTTTGATATTAATCCGTTCCAAGACTATGTTTTATGTCTTTGGCGACCACGACAGCGTCAGTCTCTTCAATCTGCCAATCAACATTAATTGTACCAGTTATTTCTATCTGGCGTTTCCTTGGCTTATTTTCAGAAACAAACTGCATATCAGTCTGGATATATTCAATTAGGTTCTTTGGATGACAAAGCATTGCCTTTGACAAGTAATAAGATGGTGTACCTGCAGAAGTTCTTGCCAATCTCGGTACTCCAATAACAGGTATTCCCTGATAAAATATTGGCGGATTATCAATTAAGTAATTCATAGCTCCTGCATGAGTTGCCCCTATAGCAGTTAGCCATCTACGATACAACCACTCTATATCAACGTGCACATAAAATCTCCATGCTTTCAAATTGGTACTATCCATATACTTTTTAGGCAAAGCATCCAACATATTATCAAAAAGCGTAATAGTCTTATCTGCTGTAGAAGCAAATTCACCACTTGCATGGTCAACTTCATGGTCAGTTGCTCCTACCTGGAACCAACCAGCATTATCATCATAAACTCCACTACCTGTTGAGGTATTAGAATTTACGGCAACAGCTTCTAAGTCAGTACCGGCTTTCCTTGATATCCTTTTCATTAACCTATTTTCAAATCCAGCTTTTTCTATCGAATTTCTAAGTGAACTCCAACCCAAATCTACCGCTACCAGATACTCAACAGTGCTAATACTAACCTGGCTTGTACTAGGCGCTGTAGTAGTAGTATGTGCAGTTCCTTCACTTGCTGGAGTTTGAATTATCAAATCTGAAAATTCTATCTTATCTAAGTCAAGCTGTTTTTCAGAACCCTTATCATGCCTGCACTCTTTACGCATTACAGCCCTCTCCAAAGTTTCTTCAATAAACTGGGTAAGCTGTCTTGCATTTAGAAGTCCGGCACTTGACAGGTCTGAATCGGTAAATATATCTTTATTACCAAAAACCTTCTTATTCAACTCCTCTAATAATTGTTCATTCGTTAACATATATTTCAACTCCTTTACTTATAATTTTACTTTTTATTTATATACCTTTTATTCCAAATACTCCATCATAGCTAACTTCATCATCTTTTTCCTCTTTATCAACTTCTTTTTTGTTAGTTTTCTTCTTATCTGATTCCGGCTTTATATTAAGCTCTTTCTTAATATTATCAACATCAGATTTTACTTCATTAACTTTTTTCTCAATAATATCAGTTATGCTATTTAACAATTCTTCATCTTTGCTTTTTGACTCTTTAGATTTTTTCTTGGATACTTTTTTCTTTTTATTTTTTTCAGAATCATCATCATCGCTTTCTTCCTCTTCCTTGTTCTCATCCTCATTATCCTCATCTTCATCCTTGTTTTCATCGTCATTTTCTTCATCTTCCTCTTCATTCTTGGATAACAATTCTTCTAATTTATCTTCTATAGCTTTTTTAAATGTACCCATTTTCTCGTCAATAGCTTTTTCTACTATATCTTTCACTTCTTTCTCGTCCATATCACTACCCTCCTTTTTATAATTTTTGCTTACACTCGCAAGCACCGCCTGTATGGTTTCCCCTGCCTTTACGATACTTGAGGCGGCATTAAGCAACTTTGTCTCATTTGTTTTGCTCAACACTCTCCCTATCTTGGTCTCGACAAATCCAAGCTTACTTTTAATTTTATCTCCTATTTTATCTACAAAAGATTTTTCCAGCTCATCTGCTGTTTTAAACTCTGGGACTTCTTTATCAAACTGCTTATAATGCTTTGCTAAATGGTTGTATACCCCTTTCCGGTCAGAGTCAGGCAGCATAACACTACCACGAGCACCCATCAAAGCCCCCATTGCTGCTTTTACGCCATTCCAATTAACTGGATAACCACTACCTGCATTATGATGAGGTAATTTATATGCACCTTTACTATCTGCATCCTTCTCATCATACCAAGTACACATTACTTTCAAATCTTTTACATCTGCCTTTTTGACTTCCGCTCCAGCATCCCATGTAGTCGCTTCTGGAAGTGCCTTAGTTTTCTTAAATGGAATAACATTTTTATATTCCATCATCTTTATCGCAATAAATCTTTTATCAATTGCAGGTCTATTAACATAATCAACTTTTGGTAATTTAGTAATTTTTAGCCAATTTATTTTCATACTCCTTCCCCCTTTAAATTTCTATAGGTGTTCTTTCACCTTCATATTCAATCGAATATCCTACAAGCTCGTTATTTTTAATTTTCTCCCAGACATTTTGAGATGCTTCAGTAACTAAAACCCAACTTCCCTTTTTTACTTTTACTCCATTCATTTCAAAATCTACTGGAGCTACATAAGTTTCAAGCATCGTACCTAAACCAGTTACCCTAGTATGCATTGCTCCCACATCTTGGAAACTCTTTGCAAAAAGATGTACCGCTTCTTCTATGGATTCCTCGGTTAAGATATCCCCTTGTAAATCTACTTCATAAGGCACAAGTGCTACGCCGTACACTATCCGCTTCTCATTATCAACTTTAAAAAATTTCTTTGCCTGTTCTTCTGGCTGTGGTTCAACAGATTTATGCTCGTTATACCATTCAACAGCTTTTTCTTCATCCCATTCTTTTTCTTTGTTAAAATAATACTCAATAATTTTCTTCCGGTTAAAAGTATATAAGGCGTCTATCCCCAGCCTATCAGAAATGGTAATAACTTTAGTGTCCACATCTACCGCTACCTTATTATCTACTGGGATTGTTATAAAATCTTTCATATCTTCACCTTTCTTTCTTCTTCTAAATTGAGAAAAACAAACTGCAAGTCTTTGCTTCTGGTCAGGGTATTCTTTTTTTATAGTATCGTTATCCATACACCTTGATACAAATGTAGACTGCTCTTCATTATCTTTTGGTTTTGGTAATGGCATTTAAAATCGCCTCTTCTTAAAATCTTTATTCCGTTTATTATATTTTCTTTTTGGTCTCTCTTCCATTTCTACTTTAGGATTTACAGGATTTTTAATAACATTAATTTTTATCTCTTTAGCTTTTGAAATTGTTTCTAAACTTTGAATAGCTCCAATACTTTCTAACTTCTCTACATCTTTTTCATCTACATCAATTATAGTGCCAATTTTATACCACTTATCTTTATAAGTAATATCATTAAGAGTTTTAGCTTTCATAATCTTTCCTTTCAATAAAAAAAGTGCCTAAAACATAATATTTTTTATTACATCTTAGACACTCGTATATCTATTTAATTTTTTATTTATTGTAACATACTTTTTTTATTTGTAAAATCTATTTTTTTAATTCAAATTGTATATCATTATCTCCTTTATATGGTTTTTTATGATTATTCTTTCCTAACCATATATCTTTCGGAATACCTTTTGGAAATGCTTTACAAAATCCTGGAATTTTTTTCTCAAAATCTTGTTTACCTATAATATAATGTTTACAAAAAATACAAATTTTACTAAACATTCCAAGATAATTTAATGTATCATCAAGAACTATTGTGTTTTTATCTTTTATTTTCATATTTTCCTAGTATATATTAAATCAAATTTTTTAGCTATATTTTCATTTATTTTATTTGATAACATTTCACTTGCTTCTCGCCAACTTATTTTTTTTGTTTTATCATATACTTGCCCCATATATTTCTCAAATAATTTATCTTGTTGAAATTTAAATTCTGCAATCAAATCATCACCCAAAGGCCAATTCTTTCCAAGTTTTGGTTTCATACTATATTTATAATTATACGTATGGCTAATAGCTCGAATTTCCTTTAAATTCATATCAGAAGCAAAATTCAAATCATTAAAAGAAAAACTATGTCCATTTCCAGGATGATTATGAGTTAAAATATGATTTTTTATTTTTCCTATTTCTTTTTTTGTAAAACTAACATCCATAGATGTACCTTGTTTAACTAAAAGAATGTCTCCGTTCTCATTTAAAACATAGGCTTTTTCTATTCCTTTATTCTTTATTTTTTCTTCAAGTTTTACTAGAGCTTTATCAAGATTGCTTCTAGATGGCATTTTAGGCACTTTAATAAATTCAGCTATAGGAATTTTAGGATTATCTCTAATAACATTTTGTACATCTGCTAATTTAGGTTCTGCAAGTATCGGTTCTCCTATTACTACAATCCAGGTGCATCTACATCGCGGGTGCACTGGCAAACAACTCCTTGCCTCATCTACTGGCATTATAAGCCCGCTTAGCCCCAAACATATCTCACATGTCCTCTCATCATTCGCTATTAATATCTGTGCCTTTTTTATCTTAGCAACTTTATAACTATCAATAGTAGCTGTGTTAAATGACCTTAAAGTTTCAGTACGTGCAATCATCAAAGCTCTTGACTGGCTGCACCCATCATATACATTACCTACCCTTATAGCCAAATCGTCCATTGATTCTAATTTTTCTATACCTTCATATAACTGATTATAAATCAAAGACGATGTTTCAGAATTTATATTCTTACTTATCTCTTTTGCCCCTGACAAAAACTCATCATAATTATTTTGTATATAACTCTGGGCATCAGCTGCAAACTGTGGACTATTGACATACTCTACCGTATCGGCTATATCAATTTTAAATAATCTTATTACTTTTTCAGTAATTGTTTTTTTTCTTCTTTTATATCCTTTTATTTTAGCTACTTGATTTATCAGAGTAATTGCATTTGTTATCCCATGAGGCGTAGTATTGTGATGTATGAATTTTAGGATTGTCAGCAAGTCATCTTCTTGCTTTCTAAAATCATAACTATCAATAAAGCTCTGCAGTAATTTATTCTTTGGTTTCTTATCTCCAGTTAGCTTATCAGGATTTACAGGTTTTATCTTAGATAGCTTCTTTCTATGCTTTACAAAATAATCTATAAAGTTATCTTCTTGCTTTCTAAAATACCCCTGCAAAGCTACTATATAATCAGATAGCTTGCCTTCTGCTGCCTGCGTATTAGCTTCAGATATATTATCGAGATTTGTTAATGCTGATTTTTTGATTATTTCTTTCTCCTTTATAGCTTTTAAAAAATTCAATATTCTCTAATGGAAATTTATCCATTAATTCTAATTGCAATGCTTTGATTCTTCCACCTACTATACCAAAGACTTTAGGGTTATCTGCCTCTACTCTTATTATATAATCTACAATCTTATCCATTTTTTACCTCCATTATAATTTATTTTTATTAATATATCTTCTTATCAAAGTAAAATAAATCACTGCAAGTATAATCCCTCCTATAATCATTCCTAAATAACTTAAATTCATATCTTCTCCTTCATGGTAAATATTCTAATGGGTCTTGGTTAATATCATTTCTTATTACTTCATAATGCAGGTGTGATCCTGTGCTATGTCCAGTATTACCCATTGTCGCAATTATCTCGCCTACTTGTACTCTATCGCCTACATCTACATAAATCCTATTTAGATGTGCATATATAGTTTTATAGTTATCCTGCTCTATTACTATCTTATTGCCAAATCCACCGTCCCAGTCTGCGTATACAACTTCTCCGTCCATAGTCGCATATATAAAAGTGCCAGTATGATTTGCTATATCTAACCCCATATGAATATGTGTAGCTCTTACTTCTTCAAATAGAGAAGTTACTTTGCCCCATGTAGGCCATATATCTGGTACTTTATTATCAGCATAGATAACATTTGGAATAAAAACTAATATTAAAATTATACATAAAAATAAAACTATCTTTTTCATAACTATTTGCCTCTTCTATTTACTCCAGAGCCTCTACCTCTTCCAGTGCCATATCCAGAACTGCCACTTGTCTTAGGTGTAGGGCACGGTTTTGTATTTGCATTGCGTCTACCTCCTCCAGATACTCCTACCCCTCTACCATGTCCATCTCTGCTACCATATTTAACCATTATTAATTCTCCTTTCTAATTTACTTTTCATATTCGTTTAATTCCTCCTTAAACTCTTTTATCTTATCTTCATATTTTCTATTAACTTGCTTACCTCCTTTCTTAGTAGGTACAGTTGCAATTTCTATAGCCCCGGCTGGTGTAAAAATATATAGCTTATCTCCGGCTTCTCCTACGTTACATCTTCCAGCGTCTTCTCTGGCTTCATTTAGGCTCATAATAGAACCTTTGACATATTGTGTATTTATCTTAGCAAGTCTTTCTTCATTTTTAATATCTAAATCATTGAATTTTATCATATAATTGGGTGCAAATTCACTTGTTACCATATAGATTAAATCCTCTATCTCTGTTTGCAATGGTTCTATCTCGCCAAATACGTAATTATCTATTAACTCTTCTCCTAAATTACCGCCTAAAGTCCCTACTATAGCAAGCCCTAACTTATACGCAGGCACACCATTAGCCACCAATACTTCTTCTATCATATTTTTTCTATATAACCTGAAACTTGAATCCTTCTCATGAACATCTAATTCTTTAAATTCTACTTCTACTTTAGGCAAGTTTATATCAGTAGCCGGTAACTCCATAAATAAAGTGGCATGAGCATTCTTCTTTATTTCCCTTGTAAAATAATCTTTTATCTTCCCTTTTAGCTTTGCGTCAAGTCTGCCACCTCTTATAATGATAACATATCTTGGTATAGCGTTATTCTGGAAAAACTGTAGATTATAATCACTTTCATATTTATTCCCCATTATTGCCCCTATTGCTGGTATAGCTTCGGGTATTCCGTAATAGCTGGATAGAGATGTATAATTCTGCAATAATAATAGCTCATGAGCACTTTCACTCCTATCAAACTTGCCCATTTCTTCCCCATCTTTTTTGCTATAGTTCTGTTCTATCCCAAATCTTTTAAACCACACTGTATCTGCATTAACTATATGGCACCATCTTTTACAGTCTTCATGCACCTGCAAAGTGTAAAATGGAATATGGACAAATAAACTTGGTATTTTCTTTATATCTCTTGCAATTTCTATAGCTCCGTTCCCTGTAGTATATCTATCTACTATCCAATTTTTTATAGTCTGCCCAAATGTTCTACCCGGTTCTGGAGCATTCTTTATAAAATCTTTTAGCATATTAAGTTGCGTATCATTTTTCGCCATATCCTCTTTTAGCACTATCTTATACCCTTTGCCTACAGCATCAGTTGCTTTTACATTTATGCATTTACTGTGGAACGTATTTACTAATGGCAATCTAGTTAGGTTTAGCATTTCATAAGGTGGCGCTATAAGTCCAGATATACTTCCAAATCGCTGTGCAGTCTCTTTTAGTTTATCTGTTTGTATATCTCCGAAATCCTTCTGACCTTTTACTTTTTTATTTTCCTTTCTTTTTTCTATTTCTTCAAAAGATTCTATATCCCCGTTATCATAAAGTATTCCACCAGTAATTAGATTTTTTACTTCATTTTCTTTTCCTATCTCATTTCTTTTATTCATATAATTCACCTCTTTTCTATTATAATACTACTTCATATATTTATGTATCATATAACTCCCCCGCCTACAACTTGATCTACCATTTTACGTGGGATTCCCCGCATACATATATCAACTGCATCTAAAATATCATTCTTATAATCCGGGTCTCCATAATTTACCCATTCTGAAATAAACTCATGCTGGCTTTCTAATATATTTATTCTGCCACTTTCATAATCTACACTTCTTGATTCTATCCTAATTGGCTTTGACTTAGAGCTTCTTACCCCTAATACTGGCAATCCCTGTAGAAATACTTGCTGCTTTAATGCTTTCTGGTAATAATTATCTTCTACTAATATTTTTACCGGATGATACGTTTCATAATGTTTTACAATCTGGCTTACCTGCTGGGGAAATGATAATACATTATAATAAGTCTTTAATACATATACTTTATTAGTCGCTTGATGCCATCCTAAAACAGCAATTACAAACCAGCAATGTTTACTTGCCTCTACTATATCAATTCCAGCTTCTGCAATATCAGGATCAACACCAAAATATATTCTTAACTCATCTTGATTTATTTCATAGTCTTTATAATAATGCAACCATTCGGGTTTTAATATACACCCTTCAAATACTTTCAAATTACTCTGCCAGCTACGTTCAAAAATGAGCGTACCAACTTCTTCCCTTTTTGCTATCATTTTATCGATAGGAAATTTATCAGGCCATAAAGTAATCCCCTTTTCTTCATCTATTATTGCTGGCTTCTTTATATAATGGTATCTTTTCTTTTTTGCTAATCTATTCCCTAAATCATCTTTATGCTGCATAGTGCCTATATTTGCTATGTGCCCACCTTCTACTACACGAGAAGTAACATCATTTAGCCACCAGTCTTCCATCTTATTTCTTAACATTAAAGTATTTGTATTTTTTCTATTGCATACATCATCGCCTATTATATGATTATATCTACCTCCTAAAATATCTCCTCCAACTCCTACTACCTCTATAGTAGGGTCTTTAGATATGCTATTCCTATCTACATATATCTGATAATCTGTCCATTTCTGTATTTCTTCATTTTTCTTTAAATATGGAAAATCATGCAGTAGTAATTGATTGTTAAGCAAGTGCCAGCTAATAACTGATAGACACTTCTGCACTAATTTGGGTGTAGATGATATTAAAAGTATCTGGACATTAGTATCTTTCACAATTTGCCATAAAGGAAATACTATAGAAATCCAGGTAGTCTTAGCGTGCTCAAATGGTACATGGACCTGCAATCTATCATATTTTAGAATTGAGTCTATTAAATCATAGTGCAATAATGCTGTTTTTGATGTCCACTTTACGTCAAAAGGCTTTATATACCGCTCTCCAAAATATATACAATCATTTTCAGCCAGGTATATAGCTCTTTCATTATCCGGCATCTTTAAATATTTATTTATCAGCTGTAGGTCTATTGCCATTACCGGAAATCTCCTTTTCTGTCTTTAAAGCTATCTTAATAAATTGTCCTCGTTCTTCATCTGTTAATACTTTTTCAGCTTTTCTAAATTCTATTACTTGTTTAGATATAACTGTCTTTTTAGTTTTTACTTCTAATTTATCTCTTCTTGCCCATCTTTGTGGGTATTTTCTGGCTAGTATCTCCATTCCTACACGCCAATCTTTTCTAACTTGTGGACGAATCTCTTCAAGTATCTCTATTTCTCCTTGAGCTGTAGCTTGTTGAATTGCGTTAAGAAAGTTAAGATATAATTTTTCCCCAGCTTCTCCTCTTTTAATCCAATCATAAAAAGTAACTTTACTAATTCCCACCGCTTTACAGGCTACTACTATATAGCTACCATCTTCTATATACTTAATTAAGTTTTTCTGTAGTTCAGGAGTTAGTTTTGTTTTCATAAAAATCTATCCTAAAAAATAAAACAAGCAAAATACATAACATCTTACCTGTTTTTTATTATATCTAATTTTTTATTTACTCTCTTTAGCTCTAAAAACTTTTAACAAGAATATAAAAGGTTTAGTTTTTAATATTTCTCTTATCAGAGTTTTCCATTCTTTCCTAATGCTATAGCCTATATAAGCATATGTATTTTTAATAACTTTTTTGCTTTCTGGAAACTCTTTAAACAACATTTCATAATCTTCATTGCCTAATAAAATACTGAATCTTTTCTCTCTTTCTGTTAATTCTCCAGTTTTCATAAACATCATCTCCTACCTTATATTATAACATTTTATAGCTATTTTTTATATTTATTTTTCTTCCGGTAACATTACTTTTACAGGGCAACCTTGTATCCCAAATTTCTCAGCTTCTGTTTTACTGCTAAAATACACATCAATTCTTTGTCCTTTTATATCTCCCCCACAATCGCCTGCAATAAACATCTTTTCACATATATACCCATCTCTATTCCAGTCTGCTTTTATGAATACATAAGAACCATAAGGGATAATATCCGGGTCAACTGCAACTATATTAATATAATCCATATACTGAGCATTGAGCTTAAATCCTATAGAAGTTGTGGATGTAGTCCCTTGCCCTTCTATATCATTTGCTGAATATCCAGTAATAGTATAAATTTCATAGTCTAAATCTTCTTCGCTAAGATATTGTAACTGCTCTAAATATTTACTTCTTAAATCTTCATATCTTTCAACCCAATATTTATAATCTGTAATATAGCCAGACGAATCTTCACTAATTAATTCTCTATATTCTTCCCGCAAATTATTTAATGTTATAGCATTTTTCTTTAAATCTATATTTTCTTTTACAATTAAAGCAAACGCTACTATGAAACTAATAACTATTGCCATAACAAAATATTGCTTAATAA